ATCTTGTTGCCATTTTGTCAGATCATGAAGTGGATTGGATCGAAAGACAATGTCACCATCCACCAATAAGACATTTGTAGTAAGCGACAGAATCCGATAAATGAGTTCCAATTTCAAATAACAGATTCGATCATAACCCTTTGTATTCCAGGGGCAAAATGTGCCTAACTCATTCTCCTCCACACAATATACTTGATATCCTCTCTTTCGAAGAATGACAGCACCCTTGGTATCCAGACACACTAATAAAACTTTTTTATCCAATCCAAAAGGTTCCAGGCTCTTTAACATATTGAGCGTATACAAGAGATATCCTCGATTTGTGATCGTGGTGATTACTGTTTTGTCAATAAGGCATGGAAGAAGATGATTCACTGTTAGAGAAATCGACATAATCTATCCTATTGAGTCCTATTTATATCCTCTTGGTTTGAATTTTGGTCCTTTAGAGATCAGGTCGTCTTTTACAAAAAATTTAAAGGTAGAAACTGGTAGTATGGAAATCGCTGCCCTATCAGGACTTCTTGGATTAGGATGGGTAGTCTCACGAGCCGGTCAGAAAAAATCATCTGCACCGCCAACCCTATCAGCCTCTCAATCAATGGCTCAAAATGTAGCCTCTTCAAAAGTTCTCCCCCCTGCCAACCGCGAACGACCCCTTCTTCGTGAAGGATTTATGCCCGCCGCAAGAGGTCTGAACTCGGATCCTCTTACTGTTGCCCCAAAAGGTGCATCTGCCACAGGGTTTGGCCCCGAACTCGATATGATGTATCAGATGCCAAATGGCCAAACCTATCCATCGGAGCCCAGTACTGGGCCATACGGTACGGCACTTGGTTATTCTTCTAATAAGCCGCCTTACGCTCCAGGATATACTCCGGGTACCATGCCCGCCCCTTCTCCTATTGATTCTAATGTCCCTATGATGGAATATCGTTCTGATAATACGGAAAGCAGCCCCACTTACATTGATAGTGATTATGTCGTTAGTCCATTATCCGGTCAAACGATCCCATCCAATGAGTTTAAGCATAACAATATGCAGCCTTTCTTTGGTGGCCGCATCAAACAAAATATGGCACCTCAGGCGAATGTAAGTGTGCTAGATGCGTATAATGGAAATGGGTCTACGCAAATGAAAAAGCGTGAGGTGGAAAATATGTTTGAGACCAGTCGCGCCCCCTATGGAAATCCATATGGTATGGAGGATAACACGGATTTTTTCCAGTCTCGCATTACAAGTCAGGCACCCATTGCCCGAAATGGAGAGCGTCCCTTTGAGCCCACCAAAGTCGGCTCAGGCATTGGTGAGAAGTTTGGCTTTACAGGCAAAGGTGGATTTCAGCAGCTGGAAATCAATGAAATCATGCGTCCTAAGGATACCAATGATCTTCGTGTCATCTCCAATCCAAAGGAAACATATGACACACCAATGGTTCCTGGAGGGCATTTCATCGGTACAAGTGCAGAAGTTAGTGATGTTGGTGAAGTTCGTAAGTACAAGCCTGATACATTCTACATTGATGAAACAGGTGAACGCTTCTTTGTTACAAACGGTGAGATCATCAAAGAAACTGTGCGTTCCACGCAGGTTCTTCCTCACACCACTCGTCCAGAGACCTCTGTTGAATACGAAGGTGTGGCGTCTTCGCAGGACTTTGGAGAGAGCTATGTCACAGGTTCGTACCGCATGCCGATGTCGCAGCAATATGGCGGCGCAGGTTACCGTAATGCGGACATGACAACCTACTACACGAAGGACATGGGGGCACATGAGGCCGATTATGGTAAATCCTCCATTGAGATCCGTCCCAATGAACGCAATGAGACTTCGGAGCGTGTGATGGCACTGAATGCGGTCCCTGCTGAGAATGGTATGGTAATCGCACACTACACGGATGACGCCCGCCCAACGCGGCGTGCGGAAACCACGGGCAACATTCGCATGACGGGTACACCGATCACCTATGCGGAGCGCGCCCCTGCGATCACCGTGTGGGATCCGAAGGATATTGCTCGTACCACCGTGAAGGAGTCCACCATTTATCTGGATCGTCCTGGTATCATGGCTGCGGCATCCGCGCCCAATCGTCTGAAAGTATATGATCCTGATGACATTGCGAAGCCGACGCAGAAGTCGCAGCTGTCGAATAATTTGGCATGGACGGGTCCAGGTGGCAATGGTGCATGGAATGATACAATCGATCCAAGTTTTGCATACAATATGCGCACCAATCCGAACAAGGAGCAGATTGCTCGCGGCCGCAAACCAATTGCAGGTTCGGGCAATTCGGCTACCTTCAATGGCGATCCAGGTCGTCAAGTGTCAAAGAAGCTGGATGCGGATTACATCAACGATCGCGCACTTGCCATCAATCGCTCGCTGGATATTACACCAGGCGTGGGTGATATTGGTCGTGTGGAGTATCGTGTTCCGCTCAAACTGGATGTCAGCCGTGAGCGCAACACCTACAGTGCAGTGGAGGCTGTTGACAACAACCCGCTTATGCAGAGTCTTCGTAAGAATGCGGAGATTGATGAAGTGGCGATCCGTGAATATCGTCAGTATCTTTCCGCGCAGGCATAATTTGTTCGATTCTAATAAAGGGAATGGCTTGCCCTAAAACCCACCGATTTTCAAATGGATTTCGAGTCATTTATCAAGAATCTTCGCAGTCCATTCCCGTTTCCAGTATTCATGTCTTTTGCGATGTGGGCTCCATCTTTGAAACGGATGGTATACGGGGTGCCTCGCATTTGGTAGAACATATGTGTTTTAAAGGCACAGAGACCATTCGAGAGGCGAGAAACCTTCTCGTTCAATATAATAAGATTGGCGCAGATTTCAATGCCTACACGGAGAAGAGATATACCACATATCATATCAATTGTGATGATACCCATGTTCTTTTATGTATGAAATTGATGTCGGATATGATATTGCATTCCGCATTTTCCAAAAAGGAGTTTTATAAGGAGCAGAAGGTTGTTATTGAGGAACAGATTCGTGGACAGGATAGTCATATCAGTATTCTGGGGGATGACATGGATGCGATCTATTATAAGGGTAGCCCCTATGCATTTCCGATCGATCACATTTCTTATCACCCCACACCCACGCATTTATCCTATGAGGATATTCTCAAATGGTACAAATGGTTTTATCATCCATCAAACATGGTATGTAGCATTGTTAGTAATTTGCCATTTACCAAGGTAATTTCCATGTTGAAGAGCACTAAATTTATGGATCCACCGTCAAAGGAATGTCCCCCGCTTCCATTTGCCTTTCCCAAACTTATGCCGACACTGGCACCGATCAGTTCAGGAAAGGTATGTATTCAATACACTCAGAAAAAAGGTGTGGCGGCAACCATTTTGGCAATTGGTTTTCGGACATGTAGCCTTCAGTCTCCTGATAAATATCCATTGATGGTCTTGCAGCAAATCCTGAATGGTTTTAGTGGAAGATTATTTACGGCTCTTCGAACAAAGCGTGGATTAACTTATTCCTCCACATGTACGACGGAGTGTAATGAGCATGCGGGTTATTTTCAGATTCGGGTCTTAACGGATCCGCGCAGATTAATACAAGAGAATTGTGATGGAGTTCTGCCAGTTCTTATTCACATGATTGAGGAACTACAGAGAAAGGGAGTTACTGCAGAGGAAGTGCGTCATGCAAAGGGAGGTCTGAAAGGTGCGTATTTGTTGAATTTGCAGTCGAATGATGCGATTGCAACATACAATGGTTCGCAGATTATTCTTTCAAATCGCCCTCCGAAAGTCCCCTTTCAGGATGTATATGAGACCTATTTGGCAAAAGTGACGAAGGCGGAAATTGATCATGTGATAAAAAAATATGTGTGCAGGGAGAATATGTTGGTTGGAATTTTGTATGATCATGCAGTTCCGAAAAGGAAGATCGAAGAGATCGTGGATCGTGTGGAATAATCCACGGAGATAATATAATGGAGGAAGGATTTGAGAGTGGAATATCTACTAGAGGAGCAATTGGTATTGGTATTGGTGCTCTAACAATCGCATTTATCGCATTAGGAGCAACACTGCTAAATTGGCGCCCTCAAGTTAATATAGAACAACAGCGACTTCTACAGCCAGCACCACAACCACCGCCACAGCCACAGCCAACGGCAGGTGGAAAACGCCGAACTCGCCGATCTCATCCTCGTCGCAGAACACGAAGAGTTTAAACAACTTCATCCATACATGAGTAAAACAATGGAGGCTAATCCAGATGAAATGACTGTTACACCTGTCAAGGAGGAATCTATACCAAGTTCATTGGATCGCGTAAAGGGCTGGTGGGGGAGCTATCAGCAATTTGTGGCAGGCGCTGTGTTTGGCGTATCCGCCATTCTATTGGGATCTTTTCTTCGAGCGCGTCGTAATTAATTGTGCGGGTACAATAGAATGCAAAGACGCAAGTGTGGAACAAGACGAAAGCGCCGTTCAGGTGGTGCAGATGTTATTAATCCGGCACCATATCCATCGTCCATTACGGCAGAGGGATCTCAGCCAAGCAATGAAATTATGGAGTGGGCAACAACGGCTGGTATTCCTACACCGGCCAAGATGCAGAATGTGGCACATGGTGGCAAGCGTAGCACACGTAGAAAGCGTCATGGAAAGCGAAGCATGAAGCGAAGCATGAAGCGAAGCATGAAGCGAAGCATGAAGCGTAGCAGAAAGCACCGTGGAAAGCGTAGCAGAAAGCATCGTGGAGGAACCTGTGGTGCATGTGGATTGCGCCCATAATAAGAGAAGGTAGATCTTCTATATATACTACATATAGAATATATAGAATGAATAATACTGTAAAAGGTATATTATATGTTGTAGGCGCAGTTATAACAGGAATTGTAATCAAGATGGGTGTTACAGGTTATAATATAATGAATGGAGATACCTATTCAGATGAAACCGCTAAGATTAGGGCAGAAACCACAGCAAGACGAGCCGCCATACAGGTACAAAAAACTGTTTACGATGCGGCGATTGCCGCAGGGAAGAACGAAAGCATTGCAAAACAAGAGAAGAGTAATGCATATGATGCTACCTATACATCTGCCTATAATGAGGCTCTTGCAGATGAAATGGCTAAGATTAATGCAGCTAAGAGAGCAAAAAAAGAGATAGGCCTTGTGCGTACATCAGCATACACTGCGGCGATTGCTGAGGGAAAAACTGAAAAAAATGCAACAGCAATTGGTGAAAAAGCGTATCAATCTGCCTATCAATCTACCTATCAAGCTGCTTATCAATCTGCATATAAGGATGAGAAAGAGAAGAGTGGTATTGTAGGTGGTCGACGAATAACACGACACACACGGCATAAAAAGAATGGTAGCAGAAAAGGTCGTTGATATAATTTGAATATAATAAACAGATACAATGAGTAGTGCGGAAGGTGAAATCCTTGGCTATGTTACTGAATGGACCTCTAATTGTATAGAGAAGGCTTCATGTGGATATACATTATTGGGCGTGCTGATTTTATTAGCAGCAACTCTTGCACGATTGGTTTATTGCAAAGATAAACCAAACATATTTGGATTCTGTAAATGCATTATAGGTTGCACTAATACATCAGTATCAAGTACAAATCAACAAGCAACTCAAAGCATATCCACAGGAGGCCGTCGCAAACGAAGAACATAAACCCTCCTACCGATGATTTGATAAACGAGGCATGGACCCCCTGTCTGAAAGACAGAGTATTCTACCTCAACGAGGTATGGACCATACTCCCATCATTCTGACGGGTCCTCCTGGTTGTGGAAAAAGCCACTGGATTCAGAAATACGCCGAACAAATTAATAAACAACTGTTTGTATGCCCTTGCCGAAAAGATCGCACTCTTCGTGATGGTCGCCAGAAGCTCCATATTTGGGCCCGCCGCACAGAACCCGCTATTTTGTGGCTCGAAGGCGCCGATGATTTGACACCCGAAGCACAGGCCTTTTTGCGCCGTATTTTGGAGACGCATGCATCCGATGTACTTTTCATTTTGGAGTGTCGTGATGCCGGCCGTCTTCAAGAGCCTATTCGCTCTCGATGCAAGATCAAGAAGATTCCACCCCCTTCCTGGTCTGATCTGGAGACCTATCTCTCCTCCTTTCATGGCGTAATTGCATCCGATATTAAGGCCTATCTTGAGCCCAATGAATATTCCTATCGACGAGCAATACAATGCACCATGCTGCAACTTCACTATCCAGAAACATGGAAGTCAACTCTTGCACATCGTCGGCAAGAGCGCAGTGAACTATCTACATTGTCCGCCGATCATCTGATCTCTTATATTCAGCGGGGGTATCATCCTGACACATTGATTCATTCCCTTTTATCGGATGAACGCATTCTAAAAGACTACGGTAGCTGCATGGAACGAGCAGGATCCTTATGGGCCTTTTTGGGGAGCGCTCTTACTCCTGCGTTCGATATGGTCGCTACAACAACGCCAAAGGAAGAAGAATGAATCGTGATTCTGTGTTATCTGTCTATTCTGATGCGCGAACGGAGTACACCAAACAGCTATGTGTCTTCTTGGTTCCAGCTTATTTTCAATTCTTTGTCGATTTACTCGAGAAAGCGAAGCAGGCCATGGTGAACGAGCCAAAGAAGGGACTCTGGCAATTCCAGAATTACCTGAATGACATTCATGACTGGAACATGGAGAGAGTAAATCACGAAATTCATATCATTCATACCAATTCGGGATGTGACTACTTGGAGGATCTTCTTACGGCAGTATTCATCGCACACACAAAAGTGTTAACGGCCATTCGTTTGTCCTCTAGCCAGAAAAAGGTAGAGATCAATATCCCCAAAGTGGAACACTTTCTCTTTAAGGTTCTATGTGAGACATCGAAATTGCTGTGGAGTTCTACCTATCTCTTTCGGGATGGAATTTCGGGCATTGAGAAACAACAGAACTATCGAAACATTGAGACAATTTTGAACGACGGTGTGTTGCAGGCAGTACGAAGCTTGGTTCCTGTTAAGTCGATTTTGAAGGATTTTGTAAATCAGGATGTTACGGAGGAAGATAGTGATGATGAGCCCGAAAAGAAAGAGTTAACTATCCCACCACCTGTTTCCATTGCGGCGGAGGAACTGAAGAAGGAGCCACTTACTGTACCCGCTGTAGTATCTGTCGAAGAGAAGCCTGTCGAAGAGAAGCCTGTCGAAGAGAAGCCTGTCGAAGAGAAGCCTGTAGAACAACAGACTATTATTATTGATGATAAGCCCACGGTTCGCTTCGGACAATTTGATGCTGTATTTGATTCGGACCATCCAAATGACTCCGATATGATTTATGATCCGAAGGAGAACGAAGAGGAAGATATCCCCGAAAAAGATGCTCCGGTTCTTGAAATTATGGAAGAGGGTGGATCTTCTTTGATGGATGGTCTTGACTTTGATACACTAGATGCAAAGAATGAGGATATTGGTTTGGAGGATTATGAGGAATTGTCATAAGAGATTACGAAGTATTTACAAAGTGTGCGCGGTTGCAAAGCGTGTGTTTTTCTCGCACGGACTGAATAATGATGCCGTCGTGGTTCCCATGGATACTGGTGGGCGGAATTGTCTTTATTCTTTTGAGCTATGTGGGTGCGAAGTACAAGGACAAAGAGTATCGTAATATTCAATTTCTACAGGATTTTATCAGCGGTGCCATTCTTATTGCCTTTACGGGTGTTCTAGTTCCCGATGTCTTTCCGAAGATAGAGCTTCCCTCCATGATTTCGTATTTATCAAGTGAATTAGTCGACGATCAGGATCTACAGGTAGGTCCTCCCCGACTGGCTGGACGATAAATTAAATAGGAGTGAGGGATAGAGATGTCACCCACGATCTATGATTCGTCGTTGATTACAAAGCGTCGTCAAATGAAAGCAGAATCAGGTAACTTTATTAATCGTATTCAAAATCCCATTCAGCCCAACACAGGATATGCACCAGCTCTTGGAATCTGGGATCAGTCCATCATCAATGATGTAAGGAACGGTCAGATGAAATATTACCGCAAAGGTATGGGTGGCTGCACCACTGTCAGCAATGGCTGCCCTTGCGAACCCCTCCCCGCTTCGGATAATGCATGCTGCGGAACAAATTAAAATTCGCGTACACTCATGTGTATATGATAGTAAGTTGTATTTCTATCATATACAAAATACACTAAAAGTCCTACAAAGTTAAACAAAGTTATACACCCAGTGAATAAATAGTTTCCTCGGTGACACCCGTCCATACGAAGTTCTGAAAGACAGCATGTGGAAGTTGCTCTTTTGGTACAGCTCGATGAACATCTTGTGCAATACGGATATAGAGTTCAAATCCTTCATATTTCTCCTCTCCATGACGATCCTCGTAAATGGTTTGACCGGCATCATTCACCGTCCAGCTCCAGAGCAAATTATAAAGTGGCGATTTGGTCTCATATACCTTCCATGAATCCTCTTGACTTAGAATGGGGACATGCTTTCCCTTTTTCTTTGGAGGTGGATCAGGAAAAAGACCATCAATGAGACTGACCGAGAGGCGACACAGATCAAAGGATGGATTGGGAACTACTTTTGGTTTATGGTGATCAAAGAAGGGACCAAAATTATATTGATCTCCTGCATCTTGATCGGGCCAGTGATCATCTGATACCCATAGATGCTTTCCTAATCGGAAAATGGAACGGCCAAAATCAATGATTGTAAAAATCTTTCCATAGGTTGGTACTTTCCACACTGTTCCATCCTTCTTTTTGTAAAATAAGAAGGCCTTATCTGTTTTTCTCCACAAAATATTATTGGAATGGAGATCATTGTGGGTGAAACAGATGGAACTCTGAAGAAAAGTTAGTACGGAAATGACTTGAAACAACCATGCAATCCATCGTGCCTCCCATGCTGCGCTACCGCGTTTGCACCCGTCCATTTCATCCTCGTCCAGCAAATCATCCATGACACCCTCTTGCGCCTCTTGTGCAATCAAAATGATGGGCATATTTGGAATTTCAAGGCAAATGTCAAAATTACCGTCCATGGAATCAGAATCCGATCCAGACTGTGAATCCGATCCAGACTGTGAATCCGATCCAGACTCTGAAATGGATTCCGCATCCGAAGGAACATCAAAATCAGAATCTTCGGCCGTTTGTTTCAGGATTTTTTTATTGATCTCAAAAATATCCGATCCATTCTCCGCCTCTTCTTCGATGTTATCAAAGGTGATGGATTCCACTGATTCAATGTCGCTCTGATCCAAGGGATCCACAAATGAAATCGGCTCCAGTTCTGAATCCGAATCTGAATCTTCAAAGGGTGATGTCGTAATTTCCTTATAGAGTTCATCAAGTGCCTCTTTATCATCCATGTTCTGATGCAAGAGGGTCAGACGAGCACTATGTGACTGCATGCCTTTCCAGAACCAACGACATTGGCGATAACTGTCATATTCATTTGAAATATTGAACTGATAGATCTTGCTAATTCCAGTAAAGGTTCCATAGGAAAGGACACAATGCGGCGTGAGATCTAGTTCGCGAAAGCGGCTCAATACAAAATTGGCAACGGCATCCACATAGGCCTGATTATTATGACTGTGAAGTTTGAGAAGAGTATTCTTCCATATCTTTTCACTTTGAGGAAGAAGCGGGTGCTCGGGACATACATATTTCTCTTTGATCATATCAATTGGATTGAGAAGGTGAACTACTTTGGTAAAGACCTCACATTCTTCCATCTGATCGGATTGATTATAGGCGGATCGTTTGGCCTTCCAATGTTTGGGACGATCTTGTGAGATCCATTCCTGAATTTGATACTTGGTAGGAAGCTCCATATTCTTGTGAGAGAGGGCCGATTCAGGAATGGTAAACAGATCAAGAGCTGGAAAGTAGCGTTGCAAGTGATCATAATGAGAAAAAGAAGATCGATCATTATCCGATAGTTCATGTACTCGACATGGATCGCGCTGAATTCCCTTCAGAATGGATCTCATCTCATTTCTTCGTAGACTTCTCAACCGGGTCCACAAGCGCACCATGCGAAAAGGCATCACTATACAGTCGTACCAACTCACCCTTGCCGATAGAATTCTGTCGAGCGGTATCCTGACTGACCGTATAGTCTAGTGACTGAAATCGGCCGCGTAGAATGGTGCGATCGATTCGGGAGGAAATCCAGTGCCAACTTTTAGGGCGTAAGTTCTCTAATCCTATTTCTACAATCTCACCACATGCGCCCCCATAGGCTCGAATAGCAAAGTCGGCTCCGATAGGTGGCGTCGGTTGACCTTGTGTATCCTTTGGACCCAATCTCATGAACTCCCAGTCAGGATGCGTTGTTGGTAATGTAATAAAAGGGCGAGTATCGAGCCTCCTCTTCCAGATTTGGAAGCAGCATTTTGCAGCCATGGGAGGATCAAAAGCACATGGCTCCAAAGGGATATCTTCATCCCATACCAAGTGAAGGGAGCGGGGCAGTTTATTATGAACACTGACACGGCGAAAAGTGCGTGGAACAATGAAGGCGATCACATCCGCCCATTGTGCGGCGTGTTGAAAGAACTTGATCGCAAGAGAGCTGACTTTGCCAAAAGGGGGATTACCGATCACCAAGATGGGCGCCTCCATGTGAGGTGGGGTATACTCAAAGAAATCTTGACGAATAATATCAGGATGTTGAGGGGAAAGATCCATCCCTATTCGTTTTTCAGTAGGAAGTTGTATTAGAAAACTACCATTACCTGCACTGGGTTCAACAACTAATCCCCAATCAGACCATCGATAACGATTACCTACATGATGTATGCATGCTTTTGCAACGGTAGGAATGGTGTAGAATTGATCGAGTCCCGCTTCTCGTGCCTCTGCAGCCATTGTATAGAGTATCAGATGATACAAATGGATCTTCAAATTTTATAATAAACGCGTTTACAACATTCATGACAAAAAAAGGTAGTTGTACTAGAATTATCATGGCATCACAAGGGGGTGTAAATGTCAATCTCCGGAAGTTTGTAATGAAATCCATTCCACAAGATGCAGTTGCTGTCTTTATTGGTCGTCGTCGTACTGGTAAGTCGACCATTGTTCGTGATTTGCTCTTTCATCATCAAGATATGCCAATGGGTTGTGTCATTTCCGGAACCGAAGAGTCGAACGGTTTCTTTAAAAAGATTGTCCCACCCATGTTCATTCATGGAGAGTATAATCCAGTTATTTTGGCAAACTTTGTCAAGCGCCAGAAATTGGTGATGCAGCGCATTCAGCAAGATGAGGGCAAAGGTATCAAATCGAATATTGACCCTCGTGCCTTTATGATTTTAGATGATTGTATGTATGATGATTCATGGACACATGACAAGAACATTCGCTATCTCTTTATGAACGGTCGTTGGTTGAAGGTCTTCTTTCTCATTACGATGCAGTTCCCTCTTGGTATTCAACCTGCACTTCGTACCAATGTTGATTATGTGTTTATTTTAAGAGAACCCTACATGAACAATCGTCGCCGTCTCTATGAAAATTACGGTTCTGCTTTTCCCTCCTTTGAATTTTTCTGCCAAATGATGGATCAGTGTACGCAAAACTATGAATGTCTGGTGATTAACAATAATACACAGAGTAATAAATTGGAGGATACGATTTTCTGGTACAAAGCGGAAATTCATGGTGAATTTAAGATGGGTGCACCTGAATTGTGGCGTCAGTCCGAGATGTTAGCGCGTATCAAAGAGGAGGAGGATATTAATCAGTATGATCCTCGTACTTCGCAGAGACTGAAAGGGCCTGCAATCAATGTAAATAAGAAATATTAATAGAATGAATCGATACAGTAAACATCTCTCTGGTATTGTGTTTATGATATTATTGGTTGGAATGATCGTATATTTTGCTGTAAATCTACGGTCTTGTGAATCCTTTGTGGACGCAGGTCGTTGTGGCGTGGATTTGCCCTCGTGTTCAGGAAAACGCATACGGTGTATGAATGGATATTGTAAATCGGATATCCCTCCTGAGCTTCCTTGTCTATCCGATCTACCTATGACACCACCAACACGCTATTAATTATAATAAGTAGAGATGAAACGCGTAAAAACAATGGGGCTTGGAGCCATGTTGTTGCTACTGATTCTTGCTGTTATGTTATTATTAACTCGTAAATCAGTATCCGGATTTGAGAATTCATGTATTCAAGTGACGAGAGGTGATAATAAATCAGCATGCTGGTGTGATCTATCCGATGATAAATGGCCTATAAATGTACAAGGTCTAGATTATGAAGATTATCAAAATTATAAGAAACGCTTCAAAGAAGCATGTATTAATAATACATTACTCCCATGTATGCCTAATACATTAAGTGCTATTTATAAAAAGTCATATGGAATTGATATCACATCACTATATAACATGTTTGATATTAGTGAACAACCTGCATTGAGTGATTATAATAGATCGATGATTCTAAATCAGTTAATAGGTATCCAATCAGGTGGTAATTGTGCAAAGTAAATTTATACCTACATGTCTCAGAAGAGTATACGGTATTTTTGAAATGTACACATTGGTAATAAAACCTCACCCTGTGTTAGAAAATGGCTCACTCCAAATCAATGGGCATTGGTGCAATGGTTGTTCTACTTATTATTGCAGTTACCTTGCTACCTATGATTGTTCGTTATGTCAATCGCATGGAGCCGCACTTTGTTTCTGGATTTAGTAATTATATGAGCCCGATGGGCTTCGAAGGTAATTCCACCGATCAGGGAGTCACTGATATTCCCGCCATTGGTCGCTCCTCCCAGCTCCCTTCGTGGCGCCCTGACCTCAATACCAATTATCTTTGCCGCTCTCCGAACGAAAGTGGAGTGCCATGCCCTGAGGGACAGTTCTGCGATGGAACGACACAGGGATGCGTGCCTGTCTATGCAGGTGGTGATGCCAATAAGAATTGGACTGGATATTATGCCTAACAAAAAACTCATAATAGTTTCTATTATTTATTTTTTGTATTACTTTTACTCGGACGGTGTTACGGATGGTGTTACGGATGGTGTTACGGATGGTGTTACCACCTCATTTTCTGCTACTTTCTCAACAGAAACCACCGCCTTCTCCACTTTACGCTGAAAAGCCAAATCACCCTGACCTCCAAACATCGAGTCAAACTGGCCTGATGAACCACCTACAGGCGCACCTACCACCTGCTTTGAACCCTTCGTGCGCTCCTCAAAGAACTTCTCACGCGAGTCTTCGTTCTCCTTGTACTTCTTCATGAGTGTATTCAACTGATCATTACCATACTCCTGATCCTGAATCTCATGCGGCGAGGGATCCCACGGTGTCCACTTGCCAACATCCGCTAGAAAGATATTGTGATACTTATCCTTCGACTGGAGCTTCTTTGCCTTGAGCTCCGCCTCCTTTGGATTGCCATAGACACCGCGTACCTTTACACCGCGAATCGAAGTGTGAAAGTCATTTTGTGCATGAAACTCCTCCTCCAGCTTAGTCTTATGTGAATACATGAAATCATCATATGCCTCATTGATCTTTGTCTTATTGAGATCTGCCTTGCTCTTCTGCACGAAGGAACCATACGAAGTCATGATATCTTCCACACGAAGACGATTCTTACGGCAAATAGCAGCGGCGTCAAATTGATCCTTCTTCTCGAGCTCGGTGGCATGCTCATTCAATTCGTCATTCACATGAGTTACGGTGTCCACCAGGAACTTCTCCAAATTCTTAATCTTCCAGTCAACCTCGTATGCATGGAGGAAACGCTTGAAAAAGAAGAGGTCCTTCTTATCGAGCACTTTCTCCGGACTCAGGAAACTGAGAAGTACATAGCGCTGGCCTGGAATCTCAGTATCCTCGTCAAGAAAATCTTCCAATACGGTGTCAGGTTTGTCAGAAGCACTCATCTCTATGTTTCTCTGTATTGCCATGCTTTAAACTCATTATACACCCTGGAATCTTCCAAATTCAAATGAGTTTTTTTCTTGGGTCTGAATATAGAAACATGATGGGCTACGGATTTGCTGAAATTGTTAACCGCGTTATTAAGTATCTGATTGAGGGTCTTGTGATTGCCGCCGCTGCCATCTTTATCCCCAAGAAGGCCCTCCCACTGGATGAGGTCGCCACCCTCGCTGTTCTCGCCGCCGTCGTGTTTGCCATCCTGGATGCCGTGTCCCCGTCGGTTGGCGTTACGGCCCGTCAGGGTGCCGGCTTTGGTCTGGGTGCCAACCTCGTTGGCTTCCCCCGCCCGATGTAAATACATCGAAATGACTATCATATTCAATAGATGTCCTATTATTTATGATAATTATATATACTAGAATGGGTAATTTCTTTGGTTGGTTAGATGCATTTAAAGATGAAGCAAGTATCGCTATGCGGGAACCTGATCCAGCAGAAAAAGCGAGACGAGATGCATCAATATTAGCCGAGAAACAAAAACAGCAAAACTTAAACAGTATAGCGAAACGAAACGAACAAGAGAGAAAAGCACAAGAAGAACGAAAAACACTAGAAAGGCAAGAAGCGCAACAATTAGAAGAAGAACAAGCAGCGAAAAATGCTAAAATGGTTCAAAATGCACCACAAAGAAAAGCAGAACACAATGCCTATATGGCTGCTGCACAAGAAAAGTTAGCTAAATTAAAAGCAGCCAGAGCAGAAAGAGAAGAAGCACAACAAAGAGCACAACAAGAAGGACAACAAGGAGGCAAGCGCCGCTCAACACGTAAATCAACGCGTCGAACGAAGAAACGCCGCGGGACAAAGCGTCAGGTCCGTTAAGTCTCCTCGCCGAATGATGTTCTGAATATCCGAATGAATCTTGCAATTATTCGTTCGCACTAAGGTCAAGGATAGATCGCGGCGCCCAACGAGCAACGGGGTCGCCAGAAAGGTTGCAAGCTGACCGTAATGAAGCTTGGTGTTCGCCCCATAATATTTCACTTGAACGATGTGCTGGAAACATTCGTCGATTAAATCAATTCCTTTATCTGTCAAAGGGAACCCAGCATCTCGTTTATGGCTCAGAGGAAGATCCTGATAGACATAAAAGGGACGGTTGTGCTGTTTGGTTAAATGGATGGCTGCGTAATATTCAAAGAGAGTGGGTCGGTGCCTAATATGGAACATCTGATCCTTCAAATAACGGAGATGAGATTGCATGGTACAAAATGTATATAACACTGAAATGATATCAATTTTATAAATAATACGTAGAATGGCGCGTGCAAAAGATAATAGTTTAAAACAAAAATTGGTAAAACCAGAAGATATCCCGAGTTTAGCGGAACTACTTGTGAGATTACGTAAGCCAGTTGAATATGGAAAGAATACGGTAGAAATTGGAGATAACCGTAATATGTACGCTCACTATTTTAAAAAAAATTCTCCGATCCATATAATTCATACAAAGAGAGGCGCATTAATTAGAAATAGAAAAGATTCTGCAGCACATCGTAAATTATATGACAAACTATTATCCAATAGAGAATTAGATCTAGATGATATATTATTGCTATGGCGCGAAAGAGTGAACGTAAATAGAAATTTAAAAGAATTTGCAGAGGAGGAAGGACATGATATTGGAGATGACAATCGTTGTATGAATTGTAACATGGAATTATACGATGCAGCTCAAAAGCCATGTCCTAGTCCTAAAATAAAAAGAGAGCCTCGTAACAACAAGAAATTAAAAAAACCTGCACCACCACTATTTAACTATCGTTCTGCGCCAGTAGGAAATGAAATTGTGCCTCTTACTTATGGTCGAATAACTCAACCGTATTATAAACAGTCCCAGCGTAAATTTCTAGGTGAAAGACCTTTAACCCCTGAAGAATATGCCAAATTGCAAAATGAATATAACGAGGCCCAATATGCAGAATATCTTCAATTTTTGAATGAGCAATTCAAAGGCGATAACAATGGAAATAATGAAAACTATGGAAATAATGAAAACTATGGAAATAATGAAAACTATGATAACAATGAAAAAGAAGGAGGAAGACAATACAAACGCAAGGTATTGCGTAAGACACATCGCAAACGCAAGGCGCAGCGTAAGACACATAAACGTCATTAAAGTTTCTCAAACATCGAAAACATTTTAAGACCCTCGTGAAACAGACGGACATCCGCCAAAATCTTTTTCGCGAGCGCCTTCGTATTTTTGTTGCGATAGGATGAAAAAATCCACACATTTGCATTATATTGTTTCCAGCGTTGATACTGGCTGTAATCGGATCCAATTGTCATGTAAATGCTATAGAGTTCCTTCTTGTATGCCTTGTGTGTGTCGTCTGTTTGCGGAGTGATTGTTGCAGTAGGGCATGGAATACTATGCGGACAACTCTTTCCAGGGCCACATTGATGAGTCTCAATCAATTCAAAGGAATCCTCAAAAATGAGCCCCATCCATTTTAGCATGCGATCCATTTGTAACTGATCGAGTTCGCGCTCATCATCGGTATCAGACCGAACGAGCGTCGGGGTGGGTCGGTTTCCTCCTGAAAAATAAGAGGTGTAGATACCCGTTAGGCTCGAAGCCATGATGGGTGCAATGTTATTCACCACCAAATGGTACATAAATTCGGATGCCACGGTCGCCATTTGTTGTAGGAGGGAATTATTTTGTACGCCCTATTTTTTTCTAATAGCTTTTTCAAATTAATACAAATTTCTACATTGTAGTCGAGATTTGTATTAACACCGCATTCATAATCCACAATTGTGCCGTTAGACCGTTCTTATATAGCCCCATTTCATATCAGAACAGATCTGCTCCCATGTCTTATCCTGTAAATACAACTTATCGCGATTTTTCAGCAACGGAAAGCACGCCAGATATTCATCCATCTCCAGCAATTCGCAAAACTTATAAAGGACATATCCATACGACAAAAAGTTGCGCCGGCCCTTCGGGCAATGCTTCTTAAACGATGGCTGAATCTCCCGAAACATATGGCGCAGTTTCTCCTCGTCTTCGCGTGACATGAATGGCGCATTTTGTCCATTGAGCCGATTAATAATGTGAGGAATGTGTTCGTAATATTTCGAGCATTTCATCTTTCGAAGAATTTCACGCAGCTTGGTGGGCTTGAGAGAACCCATGTTGGTAATACGCTCCTTCTTGAGTTGAATCAAGATCTCATCGTAAATATCGGCGGGAATTTCGGTACTTTCCTTGGCCTGAAACTGGGCGAGCCATTCATTAAAATGATTAATTTTCTTATAAGCATAATAACAAATTTCACGAGGGGGATCCTTATAGGATGGTTTATCACTGTCGACCAAAATAAATTCCTGGTGGCCGCATTTCGCACAGGTGAGATTGGCCTCATTTAAACACATATTCATTTCATTTCCGCAACGCTCACATAGCGTCCAAGGATCGTCATATTCATCCTGGTTATTCCGACCCATGGCAGGATCCTCCAAATGTAAATATTCGTTGAGAAGCTGGTGACGCTGAAAGCTCTTTTTTTCATTGGAGGGAGCCGGCTCTGAACCATCGCTACTGGAATCCAGTTGAAAGGAGTCAAGTCCACTATCAAGTGTTTTCTCTTGAGCGACTTCTTCTAAAATGGCTAAAATGGATCCAGGTTTGGCCTTATTGGAGGTAAATGTCGCGGTGCCCTGCTGGATTTGATCCTGAATATCGTAATAATTATACAGAATATCACCTGTTCGAAGATAATAATCCATCACATCGGTACCATTTTCAATGGACTGAATCCGTTTTTCAAGCAATTCTGCGTCGCGCTCCCACCTCCAACTTTCCATATCCGATGTGGCCTCTTTGATCTTTTTTTGAATTCGTACAAGATCCTCTTTGTATTTTTCAATATTATCTTTTTCTTCTAACATGGTTTGAACTTTCTGGTTATGAATGGCATCGAGCGTGGTACGAGCTTCTGGGTTACTTCGCTTTGAACTCTTTACTTTGAAAAACGCACTGTCACTCATCAAGTGTACTTATACGGTATGTGTGGTGTGGTTTTAAACCCCTCCTGTTATCAATGGCTGATTGTATTTGAACTGCGTTTGAATTCTGTGAAAAATGCGTACGGAGGACCGATGATCTATTACCCTAATCATCGATAATAATGGCGAGCATTCATACTGATGAACATGCAATCAATTGCTATATTTTCAAAGAAATGTATTTGATATTATAATTACTTACTAAAAATGAAAATTAGATCAAAAAACTATCCCGGCCAAATTCTAAAAAAATGTGTTTTCCCAAAATTTTTTTGTATTCTCTAAGTATAAAACTACCATGACAGGCGGAGGACTTATGCAACTTGTCGCTTACGGCGCCCAGGACGTGTACCTGACTGGCAACCCGCAAATCACTTTCTTCAAGGTAGTGTACCGCCGCCACACCAACTTCGCCATGGAGTCTATCGAGAACCCGTTTAACGGCGCCCCGAACTTCGGCAAGAAGGTCACCTGCACCATCCAGCGCAACGGTGATCTCATTCACCGCATGTACCTCCAGGCTACCCTGCCTCAGGTGCAGCTCCAGTCGACGGACGGTTCTGGCGCTCAGTTCCGTTGGCTCAACTGGATCGGTCACAACATCATTGACTATGTTGAGATTGAGATCGGTGGTCAGCGCATTGACAAGCAGTACGGTGACTGGCTTCACATTTGGAACGAGCTCACTCAGGAGGCCGGCAAGCAGGCCGGTTATGCCAAGATGGTTGGCAACGTCCCCGAGCTCACGAACCTCCTGTACCAGGGTGGCTCGACTTGCGACAACGACTGCTATGGCGGTGAGCCCCTCACTTCGGAGGTCATCACCTCGTGCTCGCCGATGTACACCCTGTACATCCCTCTGCAGTTCTGGTTCTGCCGCAACCCAGGTCTTGCTCTGCCGCTGATCGCCCTCCAGTACCACGAGGTCCGCATCAACCTCGAGTTCAACACCCTCAACAATGTCTGCTGGGATTACTCGAACTCCTCGGACCCCCACGCGATCCGCAACCGCGTCGGCCAGTGCGGTCTCGCCGCCGCCTCGCTCTATGTCGACTACATCTACCTCGACACGGACGAGCGCCGCAAGTTCGCCCAGGTCTCGCACGAGTACCTCATCGATGTTCTGCAGTTCACTGGTGGTGAGTCGATCACCTCCTCGGCCAACAAGCTCAAGCTGAACTTTAACCACCCATGCAAGGAGCTTGTCTGGGTCGTCCAGCGTGACTCGTTCGTGTCGTGCGACGACAACATCATCAACCCATGGAAGGGTCAGCAGCCGTTCAACTACTCGGACTGGTGGGACCGCTGCGTGCTCGAGTCGGGTTACTCCGTCACTCGTGTCGAGGGTATGGCCGGCAAGAACCCAACCATCACGGGTCTCCTCCAGCTCAACGGCCACGACCGCTTCCAGGTTCGCGACGGCAACTACTTCAACTGGGTCCAGCCGTACCAGCACCACACCAACATCCCAGCGGTTGGCATCAACGTGTACTCGTTCGCTCTCCAGCCAGAGCAGCACCAACCCTCGGGCACATGCAACTTGTCGCGTATTGACAACACCACGCTGCTGTTGACTGTCTCGAACAACGCCGTCGGCACCAACCTGTCGTCGACTGTTCGCGTGTACGCCACCAACTACAACGTTCTTCGTATTATGTCGGGCATTAACTTCGTACTAAACGCTTGCGCTGCGT